GGGCTGCCGCCGGATACTCCGGCGAGTCCTACTGCAATCTCGGAATGAACGACGCCGAGAAATCTATCAACTCCCACTGAACTGACCAACCCCAACCAAACAACACCATGGACATCGAATACATCAAGCAACACCGCAGCCTCACTCTTGAATACGGACGCGGCGAAACCTACTGCTCCAACAAGCCGACGCTCTACGGTCATTCGACCTATGGACGCAGCTCGGTTCTCGCCGGTCGCCCGCGCCGGGTCTTCCTCGAAAGCTGGGATGATCTGGACACCGCCCGCGCCGAACTCAAGGCAGCGAAGATCCGCTACTCCGATCTCTGCGACACGGGCGGTTCCACTCACATCCCGGTGGATGTCATCACCGCAGGCATCCCCGACGAAGAAATCTAACTACCAACCACCAAGATCCCATGAAATCCGAATCCGAAATCCTCGAAAAAATCCGCAAGCTCCTGCGCCTGGCTGACCGCTCCCGCGGTTCCACCGAGAACGAAGCGAAAGTGGCACTGGCGAAAGCGCAGGAATTGATGACCCGCCACAACATCGACTCGGCGCTGCTCCGCATGGAGCGCGGCGAATCGGGCGGCGCGGGCTTCACCGTCAACAAGGGCAAGGTCGATCTGCCGAAGACCCTCAACCCGGCCGACCTGATGATTCTCTCGATCCTGCAGGCGCACTTCAACGTGAAGACGATCCTGATGCCCGATGGGCGGGGGACACCGGTGGACATCATTGGTGCCGCCGCCGACATCGACTTTGCCATCTATGCCTTCAACTACCTGCGGCAGACATTCTTCCGCTGTTGGAACGAGTTCAAGCGGACCCACGCCAACCCGGACAAGGCATCCTACTACCGGGGCTTGCGCGACGGCCTGAACGCCGAACTCAAAGCGGCGAAACAACGGGCCGAACAATCCTACGCCGCCGACCAGCGCCAAACATACGGACTGGTCGTCGTGGACCAGCAGGCGGTCATCACCCGATACGTCGAGGACAATTACGGCAAGCTCCGCAATCGCAACACCCGGTCGCGCCGCCTGCATTCGGGCAGTTACACCGCCGGTGAAACCAAAGGCCGCACCATCCAAATCAACCGCCCACTTCCGTCATGAAAACTCTCCAACAGAAAGACGAAAAAAGACATGGACGTGCCCGATCAGACGGGCAGATGAGGGATGCTATGACAACAGCATCTATCACCAACAGATACCTCACCAAGGCGATGCAGCAAAGCATCCGCAGTCTTGAACAAAACGGCTTCACCGTTCGGCGCATCCTGCCGGTCGATCCCATGGCCGGAATCCACGCCCGCGAGTTCCGGGCCAACTTCGCCAAGCAAACAAAAATCGGACTGCTGGTGTTCAGCGTCCGGATCGACACCGACGGCAACATCACCAACACCAAACCATAACACCACCATGAACAAACTGTATTGGATCGTCTGCGACGACAAAGAAACCAATGTATTCGAAGGCCGCTATCAGGGCCGCACCCGAGGTGAGGCTTTGAAGTTTCTCAAGCAGTCCATCGGGCGCAAGACGCTCAACGGACTGGTTTTCACCATCACCGAAATCCCCGTGCCACTGATCCGTGAAATCGTCGCGGAAATCCTCGCCGGGGGCGACGGCAACAACGTCGCGCCCGCTGCGAATGTCGTGCCGCTCACCCGTCCGGCGACCGAGGCCAGCCCGGGACGTTACGACGCGTTCGCTGACGCGGCTGAGCCCGAACCAACGCCCGCAGAGGCCACGCCACCCAAGGCGAAGGCATCCAAGCCCGCCAAGAAGGTCGGCAATCCCGGCCACGGTGACGACCACTGGTCGCAGGTCCGGGACTACTGGCTCGAATGCCGCAGCGTGAAGCAGACCGCCGAGCATTACGGACTGTCCCCCAACTCGATCAAGACCCGCAGTCGGAGGGAGGGGTGGGGCAAATGAGCGCGCCCGACTGGACACCGACTGTCGGTGACGGCGCGACCGTCTGCCACTACAGCGACCGGACCGCCTGCACGGTGATCCGCGTCAGCCCCAGCGGCAAGACCATCTGGATGCAGGAGGACACCGCCGTTCTCGACGACTGGAAACCCGAGTTCATCCCTGGCGGATTCGCCGGCCACTGCGTGAACAACGCCGAACAGCGGTATGCCTATCAGTCGAATCCGCAGGGTGCGATCCATCGCGCCAGCGTCCGCAAGGATGGCAAACTCCGCACCACCAACGGCGAACGGGTTGTTTCCGGCCGCCATCACTTCCACGACTACAACTTCTGATGAAGGTCGCAGTCGAAAAATACCGCAAACCCGATGGCTACGCCACGCGCTACTGGTCGGTGTGGGTGGATGGCGAATTGCTCGCCGTCACCCTCTACCGCAAGGGCGCGGAGGCCGTCGCCCGGGCCATCACCAACCCCAATCCATATCCCCATGTCACAACCCTTGAAGATCCTGCCAACCCCGCCGCCACGCCCTGCAAGCCCGCCGCTGGCCTGGCGACCTACAGAACCCGATGACCTTTGCGGACCCGCCGCCACGGTCGCAGCTCGCCTCGTCACTAAAGCCCGCAAGCTCCACGACGATCCTGCCGTCCCGGTGAAGATCCTGCTCTACGGCCCGCCCGGTGTCGGCAAGACCAGCATCGCCGACATGGTGGCTGACGAGTTGGCCGGCACGCGCTTCGCTGTCGAGGAGTTCAACGGCAAGCTCGTCACCGTCGAAACCGTGAAGCAATGGATGTCCAGCCTCGGCACCTGCTCGCTGTTTGGAGTCTATTCCGTTCGCATCATCAACGAAATGGATCGCTGCACGCGGGATGCACAGGACTTGCTCCTGAGCTATCTCGACCGACTGCCACCGGGTCGTGCAGTGATCGGCACCAGCAATCTGCAACTCGATCTCCTAACGGAGCGGTTCCAGACACGCTTCCAGTCGATCAAGCTCGCCGCTCCGTCCACCGAGGAAATTGCAGCCATGCTCCGCCGTCACTGGCCAGTGGATGAAGCGACCTCCTTGAGGATCGCGGTCGGCTCTGGCGGATGTGTCCGGGCCGCACTGGCGGATCTGGAGTCCTGGCTGGATGCGGGCGACTGTTGACAGCGGCAGCCACGGCGATGACGGATGACACCCCAAAAGCCCGCACTCTCGCCAATGGCATCGAAGTCTGGTGTAGCTTCGACAAGCTCGTGCCGGTTGGTGAACTGAAACCCAACCCGCGCAACCCGAACACCCACCCGCAGCGGCAGATTGAACTGCTCGCCAAGAACATCCGCTACTTCGGATGGCGGCAAACAATCACCGTCTCCAATCTCACCGGCCTGATCGTTTCCGGCCACGGCCGCTTGATGGCAGCCAAGCACCTCGGCGTCGAGGTCGTGCCGGTGGACTATCAGAACTTCGCCAGCGAGAACGACGAACTTGCCGTGCTGGTGGCCGACAATCGCTTGGCCGAACTGTCCACGGTCGATCTCAACGAACTCGAAAAAATCGCCAACGAGTGGAAGGCCGCCGACTTCGATACGATTCTCGCGGGCTTCGAGCCTGCCGACATCGAGGGCCTGCTCAATCCGGGCGGCAACGACGATGACGAGGATGACGACGACCGCCACGACAAGGAACTCGACAAGAGCGATGTCACGGTTGCGGTCGGACTCTACCGGTTCCGCATCACCCAGGAGGAATTCATCGCGTGGTGTGACCGCGTGAAACAGGACGCCGGTTTCGACAAAGAAAGTGTGCTCAACGAAATCCGCAGCCGCCTCGGACTATGAACATCACAATCGAATCCATCGACGCCGTTAGACCATCGACCTACAATCCACGGTCGGCGGTTGCCGAGCGGCTTGACCTGATCGAACTGTCGCTTCGCAAGCTCGGTTTCATCGCCCCGATCTTCGCCGACTCGGACGGCGAGATTCTTTCCGGCCACCAGCGCCACCTCGTCGCATCGCGAATGGGAGCCAAGCATGTCCCGGTGTTCCGCACCAAGGCGCTCGACCTCGACCAGCGCAAGGCGCTCAACATCGTCTTCAACCGGGCGACCAACGACTTCGATTTCAACAGCACTCCCGGCAAGGTGACCAACGAGCTGCAATCGCTGGACATCCAGTCGCTCGCCGCCCGCATCCCAGACAAGGTGGTCGGCAGTGATGGATTCCTGCGCTGCCTCAAGCCTGCGGAGGTCGCTGTGAAGGATCTCTGCAAGGTAAACTCAGGCCGATGGATCCAGTATGCCCGCAACCTCGCCCGCACGCTGCATCGCCACGGCATCCTCATGCCCATCGTCTGCCGCGAGGATCTCACCGTCATCAATGGCATCGGCCGACTGGAAATGCTCGCTGAGAAGGGCGCCGCGTTCGCGCCAGTCGTGTTCGTTACCGAAGAGGAAGCGGAGTTCGCCCGGGCCATGATGAACCTCCTGTCGATGGACTTCGACATCCACACGCGCTACGCCGACATGCTGCGCTTCAACTCATTTCGCCGCGCCCGCCGGGTCCGGCGCGAGCTTGGCAATGGCTTCATCTTCGCCACGCACGGCGCGAAGCCATGCAAAGACTTCGACATCTCCAAACCCGCCGACAAGGCCCGCTGGGTGAAGGAACACGGCACGACCATCCTCGACTTCGGGGCCGGCCACCTGACGGAAACCTTCCTGCTGCGGCAGGCCGGGATCGACTGCACGCCGTTCGAGCCCTACCGCCTCGGCCCTGGGGGCATCAACAAAGCGGAGAGCGTGGAACTGGCACGCGCATTTCTCGCAGAGGTGGCGGCAGGCAAGGAATGGACGAGCATCTTCATCGCAAGCGTGCTGAATTCCGTGCCGTTCCGTGAAGACCGCGAGCACATCGCCTGCCTCTGCGCCGCTCTGTGCAAACCGTTCACCAAGGTCTATGCCTGCGCGTCCTCTGCCGGTGAGTCCGGCTGGCGGCAGGTCAATGGCAAGGCGTTCATGAACGAGAGCAACGCGGGCAACATCGCGTTCCGCCTCGACTACGAACCGGGCATCCGCATCGGCGATTTTCAGGACAAGCCCAAGGTCCAGAAGTATCACACTGTTTCGGAGTTCCGCGACCTCTTCGGCCCATTCTTCCGCTCGGTGAAAGTCGATGACTTTTCCAACAACATCAACGCGGCCTGCGCGGCGGCACGTCCCGTCGATCCAGCCCGCCTGCGTGCGGCCATCGAGTTCGAATTCAACCTGCCCTATCCGGACGGCACCCGCATGGAACTCGCGCAATGCGCCATGGACTCTTTCTCCCAACGTCTTCAGATTACCCTATGATCATCCTGCTAGACCTCAACTACACGCTGGTGGCGAACAATCCGGCACGCGGCACCACGCCCGAGCGCATGGAGAAGCGGCTCGCCAACGAGCAATACCGGCAATGGCTGGTGGAACTCGTAAGACCGCACACAGTCGTTCTCATCACCGCCCGCCCGGAAACCTGGACGATCAAAACGCTCGACCACATTGAGGAGCAAACCGGCTGGCGACCTCAGGATGCGTGCTTCGCACCGAAGGGTTGGTGGAATCCACCGGCAATCAAAGAACATCTGCTGAAAAAGGACGTGTTCCCGATTCACGGCGATGACGCCAGCTACCTCGCGATTGAGAGCAATCCTCGGACCCGCGAGATGTATGCGAAGTTCTCCATTCCCTGCTTATGGGTGACGGCGGAAGGCACCTGCCTGACAGAAGGAACGCGGATCGTCAAACGCCTGCCGCGTTGACATCCGCCACGCGGGCATGAGTGAAGCCCAACGTGACGAGGTGATTCCACGCGGAGCCTGGCAGTTCGATCAGGAAGTGACCGCAGTGTTCGACGACATGCTCCAGCGGAGCATCCCGCAATACAACGCGATGCGGATGGTGACCTTCGAAGTTGGCCGGCGATTCGTGCAACCCGGCACCGCCATCATCGACATGGGATGCTCCCGCGGCCAGGCGCTGCTGCCGTTCGTCTCAAACTTTGGCGCGGCCAACGATTACATCGGCCTGGAAATCAGCGATCCGATGATCGAGGCGGCGCGTCAGAACTTCACCTACCACCCTCACGGCAATCGCGTCAGCATCCAGTCTGCCGACCTGCGCCACGAGTTTCCCGGTGTGACCTCCAGCCTTGTGCTCTCGGTGCTCACCCTGCAATTCACCCCCATCGAATACCGTCAGCAGATCGTGCGACGGGTGTTCGAGTCACTGGCTCCCGGTGGAGCTTTCATCCTGGTAGAGAAGGTTCTCGGTGCCACGGCGAAACTCGATGAGGCGTTCGTGAATCTCTTCCTCAACATCAAGCGGGAGAACGGATATTCCGAGAGCCAGATCGACCGCAAGCGGATGTCACTCGAAGGCGTGCTGGTTCCCGTCACCGCACGCTGGAACGAGGAACTTCTCCATCAGGAAGGTTTCACATCGGTCGATTGCTTCTGGCGGCATCTGAACTTCGCCGGATGGGTGGCGGTGAAGCCATGAGCAATCCACGATCTCACGACGAAGCGCGGCAAACTCTCGCCCCGGACATCGCCGAGAAGATCCTCGATGCCGATTTCCAGAACATCGTCAAGAAGGTCGCCGCTGGAAAGCCGCTCACGGTTGCCGAACGCACACGCATCGAATCCCGGGCGGCGGGCAGTGCGGAAACGCTGGCCTACACCAAGACACTCGTGGAACTCGCTGCCGTACTTGGCGTTTCCCGCCGCACGCTTTCGACTTGGCAGAAGATAGACGGCGCGCCCAAGGCTTTATCTAACGGACTCTGGCCGGTGGCCGATTGGCGCGAGTTCGTCAGGATGCGCGGATTGAATGCCGGACGCGTGCCTGTCGGCAACGAGGAGGCGCTCAAAGCCCGCAAACTATTGGCCGAAGTGGAGGAACGTGAGCTGCGCATCGCAGTGAAGAAGGGTGAATACGTCGCGCTCACCAAAGTCCGCGAGGAGTGGATCGGTCTGGTTGCCCAGGCGACATCCATCCTGCGGGCGAAATTTGAAAACGAACTCCCGCCAGTCCTATCAGGACTCGACGCCACCGGCATCCAGCGGGAATGCCGCCGTGCGATTGATGAAGTCCTGCGCTGCCTCCATGAAGGCTGATGGGGTGTTGACGTTGGCGGCAAGGGCATGAGTGTCCTTAAAGAAATCTGGCGCGAGGCGTGGCAACCGCCGGACCGTCGCCCTGCTTGGGAATGGTGTGAGGATCACATCGAGGCCATTCCCTATTCGCCCAATCCCGGACGCTTCCGGTCGGAAAACTCGCCATGGATTCGCGAGGTCATGGAATCATTGGTCGATCCGCGCATTCGCCTGGTCTCGATCATCGCGTCCGTTCAGTCATCGAAGACCACCGCTCCCGAGCTGACGCTCTGCTACATCATTTCGAACCTGCCGGGACCCGCACTTTGGCTCGACCAAACTGACGAGGATGCCCGCGATTATTCCGAGTCGCGCCTGCAGAAGCTCTTCGACCAGTGCGAGCCGGTCGCACGGCTCATGCCCACCGGCGTTCACCGCCACAAGCGCAAGAATAACGCGATCCAGTTTACCAACGGCATGACGCTCTGGATTCTCGGGGCGCACAACAAGACCAACCTCCAGCGCCGTTCGATCCGCTGGTTGATCGGTGATGAAACCTGGCGCTGGCCACAGGGGCACATGGCGGAAGCGGAGGCCCGCGTCACTGCCTTCGGCTGGCTCGGCAAGTGCATCTTCATGAGTCAGGGCGGCGAGGAAGAAGACGACACCCACCGCAAATTCGAGATGACCGACCAGCGCGAATGGACGTTCGCCTGTCCGGAGTGCCATCACCGTCAGCCGTTCAAGTGGGAGTGCGTGGAGTGGAGCAAGTCGGCCCGCGATGAATCAGGCGAATGGGATTTCGATGAAGTCCGGCGCACCGCCGCGATGCGCTGCGAATCGTGCAACCACTACTTCAACGATGGCGAGCGCACCCGGCGCGAACTCAACGCCACCGGTGCCTTCGTCGCCAAGAATCCAAAGGCATCGAAAGAAAACGTCGGCTTTCACTGGAACGCCCTGTGCGCGATGAGCTGGGGTCAGTTGGCGGAACTCTACTTGCGGGCGAAGGCGGCGGCGCGGAAAGGTGACGTATCGTTGCTGCAACAGTTCTATCAGAAGCGCCTCGGTTTGCCGTGGCGGGAATACGTCGAGGATTACAAACTCGAAATCGTCAAATCCGGCTACAAGCGGGGCGAGACGTGGGAAGAGGAAGGCGCGATTGATCCGAAGACCGGCAAAATCCTCGCCGCGCCGCTGCCCGAGCGCGCCGGCCTCATTCCGCTGCGTTTCATCACGGTGGACTGCCAGATGGATCACCTGTTCGTCGTGGTCCGCTCGTGGTCGGCGGAGGGATCGAGCCGCCTCATGTGGAATGAGCGCATCCTGACATTCACCGACATCGACGTGTTGCAGGAGCGGTTCGAAGTGCATCCAAGTCTCGTGTTTCTCGACGCCGGCTATGCGACCTACGACGTCTATCGAGAGTGCGCCAAGCGGGGATGGGTGGCATTGATCGGCGACCGCCGCCCGGTCTATCCGCACAAGGGACGCGACGGCAAAACCGTTCAGCGGTTCTACTCACCCAGGCGAAAGGTGGTGTTGTCGCATCGCCAACACTGCCACGTTCACTATTGGAGCAACCTCAACATCAAGGACACTCTCGCCCGTCTGCGTCGCAATCAGGATCCGGCTCAGGGGCCAACATGGGAAGTGCCCGACGACATCGACGACGACTATCTCGCCCAACTGGAAAGCGAGCAACGCATCAAGGAAAAGGGCCAATGGATGTGGAAGCAAATCGGCTCGCGACCGAACCACTACTTCGACTGCGAGGCGGAACAAGCCGCTGCCGCGACCATGCTCAAGATCGTCGGACGGGAGTCCATCGCTGCTGCCCCGGTTGACACCCCGGACGGGGAGTTATGAAAACCGTCACTATCCTCCGCTTCCTCACCTTCCTTGGTTCCGGTCTCACCACAATGGCCGCGATTGACCTCTCGGGCATCGCCAACCTGCTCGACGCGGACAAGGCGCAATACCTGCTCATCGCTGGTCCCGCCGCGCTGGCATTGAAGGAACTGGTTGTCGTTCTTGGCGACCTCTTCGACGACGGCAAGCCCAACAAATCGTTCAAGGTCGGGCTGTTCTGCTTCGCCATGGCGGTGCTGACCGTTCCGTTCCTCGCCTCGTGCGCCACGCCCCCTGCGGTCACTGGTGAATTCATCAGCAAGGACGGACGCATCCGGGTTCATCCGGACGGTCGCGTCGAAATCGTCGTGGAACCCCTCACCGCCAAGTAAGCCATGAACTCGTTCAATGAATGGTTCGCCGCTCAGAAGTTCCGCCACTTCGGCGCGGGCGAGTTCACCAGCTACTTCGCCCGCGAGCGAAACGGCGTGAAGAACGGCCCGCCACCGAGGCGGTTGTGGAAGAACATCGTTCCGACACTTCGCATCGTGGACGAGCTTCGCGAATCATTCGGCAAGCCGTGTCGCATCCTGAGTTCCTATCGTGCCCCGGCTTACAACAAGACGGTCGGTGGTGCCCCGCTCAGTCAGCATCTTGAGTTTACGGCTCTCGACATCGCTTTCGACGGCATCAGCCCGCAACGCGTCTATGACCGTCTGCTTGAATGGCGCAAGGCGGGCAAGTTCACCGGCGGCCTCGGCATCTATCCATCGTCTGGCTTCGTCCACATCGACACGCGGGGACGCAACGCCACTTGGAAAGGCAACTGATCCATGGCCCGCGGACTCTTCATCACCGGCTTCACGATTTCCGAAGTGCTCGCGATCCAGCAGCGGGCGAAGGAATTTCTGATCGAGGGCAAGACCCTCATGACCTGGAACGAGGCGGGGAGTTCGGCATCGAAGCAGTTCACCATGCCGGTCGATGAGGTGCTTGAGGAATGCGGCCATGCCCTTCGCGTGCTTGATCCTGACACCTACGGCCGCCCGCGGAATGTCGCCGCTTCACACATTTCCGGATACCTGCCGAAATGAACCGTCTCAAGCACATCGCGCATCTGATCTTGCCGCCCATCCTTGTGCCGAAGGCATGGGGATCGCCCTACGAGTCGGCCAACTGGTCTCCGCGCCGTGGCAGTGTGCCGGGAGCATCACCCACCGATGCCCGCAACGAACTCACGCCCGGTGTCCGCACCGAGCTGGTTCGCAAGTCGCGCTACATGCACAAGAACTCGGGCTTCGTCCGCGAGTTGGTGGCGAACATGGCAATCTACTCGACTGGCGACGGTATTCGCGTTCAAGCGCAATCACCCGACCCGGTATGGAACCGGGCCGCAGAAGCCTATTTCGCGATGTGGTCGCCCCGCTGTGAAGTGACACGCCGGTTTTCGTTTGAGGAATGCCAGGCGCTCGTCTGCCGGGGCATGGACATCGACGGTGAATACTTCATCCACAAGACCCGGGATGCCCAAGGCGAACCACGCATCCAGTTGATCGAATCCCACCGCGTAGGCGACCAGTTCGGTTCTCAGGAAACCATCGACGGAGTCGGCCTCGATGCGTGGGGCGCACCGGTTTTCTACCGAACGCTGGAGGACAACGGCAAACCCCGTGATTTGCCCGCCCCATCCGTGCTGCACATCCATGAACCGGAATGGGCGGGTGGCGTGCGTTCGCATCCGACCATCCAACACTCCATCAATCATGTGCTCGATGAAATGGAACTCCTCGCCCTGGAGAAGCATGCCGTGAAGGACAACGCTGACGTGTCACGGATTCTGAAAACGGCGCGCGGCGAGATCGACGACCATGGCGACTTCGTGGTCGGTGGCGCGAGTGGAGGCGAAACCAGCGATCCGGTCACCCTCCAGCGCATCATCGGCGGCAAACTGGTCGCTCTCAAACCAGACGAATCTCTCGACAGCTTCCAGTCGAACCGCCCATCACCCACCTTCACCGGCTTCCTCGAACACCTTCGTCGTGACTCCGCGCTCGGCATGATCCCATTTGAGTTCGCGGCCGATTCGAGCAAGGTCGGAGGTGCGGGTGTGCGCTTGATCGTGGCCAAGGCGGATCGTCGCTTCTCATTCCGCCAGATGATCCTCGAACGTCGCCTGATTCGTCCCGTGTGGACTTACGTGATCGGCGATGCAATCGCCCGCGGGCTTCTGCTACCGGTCGATGGGTGGTGGAAAATCTGCACCGTGCCGCCAAAGCGTGTGACCGTGGATGCCGGACGCGAGGCCCAACAGAACCGCGCCGATGTCGAAATGGGCCTGAAAACCCTGTCCGATCACTTCAACGAACAGGGTGCCGATTTCGGAGAGGAAATCGAACGGCGGGCCAGCGATGCCAAGCTCATCCTCGAAACCGCCGGGAAATTCGGTGTGCCGGTTGAGATGCTGTGGAAGCCCGTCAGTTCGGTGAGTTCGGAGAAAACTGGAGCTGAATCAGACTTGAAACCAACAAGCAAATAGAAATACTTGGCCTAGCCATGCAGATCAAAATACTTCCCTGGGTAGGAGAAAATTACCAAAATGGCGGCGGCATATTCCGTCAGCGAACGCTCATTCTTGGTGGTTCACAGTATTCGGAAGGTTACGAAAATTTCCACACGGAGGAAGGCCTCGCTGAATGGAGGAGCTTTACAAATGATGTGGTATATTACTACCTAGATTCAGGGATATCTGGACGGTGGAAGGGAACCTACACGAGCTTCATTAACAGTGTCTTCGGACATCACACTGACGCGGAACAGCGCAGCAAATTTTTTGATTCAGTAATTTTTTACAACTACCTCCAAGAAATAGCCGGAGCAACTGCTAGTGAGGCTGGCAATTTCAACTATGGCGCGCCATGTCACTTTGAAGCGTTCCGAGAAGTCCTAGAAAATCATCGGCCAGAGGTCGTAATAGCCTGGGGCAACAAGGTTTGGGATGCTCTCCCGAATGATTGGGGGTATGGATCTGCAGAAATCACTAACGGCATTACGGTAGGCGACAAAACATCACAGAAAATCTTCCATTACCCATTTTGCGGATCGGTGGTACGTCTCGTTGGAGTCCGGCATCCATCCATCAGCTACAGTTCTGATTTCCACCACCAAGTATTCAAGCAGCTCGGACTACTAGTCTAAATTTCGAATCTAGTTTAGCCCATGAATCCAAGAGCTATTAAGTCACTCTCCTTTTACCTTATCGAAAGTGCATTCCAACGCCCCCATTGATTCGTGACACTCCGCCTTCCAAAGCTACCCTTAGTCCGTTTCTATAGACGTTTTCCAATCATCCCTGGCATGCTATGGATAAACGTTTTCAAATGGGGTGTTTCCATCAGTATCGGCCAACAGGGATTTCGGATAACGCTAGGAAGGTCTAACTTGAGAGGGACTATTGGACTTACTGGCACTGGTCTTTTTCTAACCAAAAACATTCGTCACTCACCACCCTCGCCATCACAAAAAATCAAGTCGTCTTCAAAGAGCTCAAAAATAAAAAGGATCAACAAAAAACACGCAAACAATTATGGCGAAAAGGAAATCTGAACAGGCGGGTCAAGCGATTGGACTCATAGTCGGTCTTGCGATGGTTGCGGCCCTGCTTGCCGCTGCGGTGCTTCCATTGTTCCTGCTATTCAGGTATCTGCAACACCGCTATTTGGCTTACAGACTTCGCAAGGATTACGACTTGGCCGAAAATGGATGGTGGATATCCGAAGAGGAAAGGAATATCTTCAAGGAAAGCAGTGCGCAAGAAAAGGCCCGACTTAGCAGGAATAAGCGGGAGCATGCATCTCTACAGAATTTGCTTGATGAACAACACAAAAAGGCCGCTGAGGCCGGTCTCCCTACAACTAATTGGGGAAAATACAGCCGTCATAGCAATCTAGGAAAAGAGATCCAAGGAAAAATTGATGAGCTTGAAAGCTACATGCAGGAGTTAGACTTGAATGAATACGAAGTCTCGTGCAGGCAACCCATTGAGTTCTGGAATGAGCTCAATGATATTCTAAAAAAACAGGATATAGCGTTCGTTGCTCTGCTTGCGTGGGCATGCGGTGCATTCTTTTTCTATTCGGCATACCAGCAAGGAGCGCCATTTGGCATTTGGCTGGATTTGCTCGTTCCTGCATTATGTGCCGGATTCGGCGCTGGGCTTGCTGCTCTTTTTTCAAGAAATCCTGCGGTCAGATACATGCCAAAACCGTTGGAAATCACTCTCGATAATGTGGACAATCCTAGATTTTCATTACCCCAAAGAAGCAGATTCTTTCTCAAATTTGCAGGTATCTGTGTTTGGCTTGGAGTCATGGTTTTTGCCAGCCAAGAAGGTCGTCGATATGGTGCTATCCAGAAAGTATCCCACCAGGCACAGATCAAGAAGCAAAATGATATTGCTGACGAAAGCGAGAGAAGAGCTCAAGAACTATGGGACTTGGGGCACACGTCTCCTGATGGAACTTTAGTTGATTCGGAAGGTCGTGTGACCGACAAATACTCGCGACCGGACAGTAATGTTCCAAATATAATGCTGTATCTAAATACAGCTCATTTTTCACCGATACCCTCTTTAACACTATCAAAATTAAATTCGGGTGAAGTTGAGGAGTTCATTCTTGCGATTTATGCGCGACATGGCGCTGTTTTTGAGAGCGCCTCTGCCCAAGAATGGGCAGAACAGCAACCATGGTATAAAAAAGTCCCCGGCAAAACAATTCTGGAAGCGGAAAGGGATTTTGATACTGCCGCCCAAAACAATGTCAGGGCGCTTGTGAATAGGTGGAATGAAATCCAGGTCGAGGAGGGGCATGCGCCACTTCCTGTCGAAGAAAGTCCATTAGCCGGTCGCGGCGATGGCTCAGAGATTGAAGAGGGTGACGTGAATGCTTCTGTTGCGGTATTGAAAGCGCTTCCGGTGAGCGAAGGTTCAGCAATCAATCAAGGCAACTTGAATGCCGATGAAGTTGGCCAGTGGAGTGCTGCGCGAGTAAGATACGAGATCAATACGATCTATGCGCGCCATGGCGTGGTTTTTCCTAAGCGCGAGATTCAGGCGTATTTTGAGAGTAAGGATTGGTATCAGGCTGTTCCAGGCCGGACATTTGATGAGGTTGAACAACTGTTTTCCCCAGCAGAGAAAATTGATATTGAAGTCCTTGCTGCTCGGCGTGAAGAACTCAGCAAAAAGGAATAGATGCTAGTTTCTGCCTCACTTTTTATCCGTTGACACCGGATTCCGGGCGTGAACCCGGTAATTCAACATCGCGAGTGGCTGATCCAGCCTGAGGCGCTGCAATCCATGGCAGCCTCGTTGCGTGGTCTGGTGGATCGTGGCGGATTCCTTCCGAAGCAGGCAGCCGAAAGCCCGTTGCTCACCATTGAGGACGGCATCGGAGTGGTCGCTATCGAAGGCCCAATTCTGCGCAAGCCCGACCTCTTCGCCCGCATCTTCTTCGGCGCAACCAGTTCCGAGGACATCGGCGAGGCATTGC